TATTGATAAAAATAATAAACTTAAACAAAAAATAAAAACTTATGTTTTATCTCAAACTTGTTTAGAAGATAACACATCTGGAGATTATTGTATCGAATTAAGTATTTTATTAAACATTTCATTTAACTTATGCAAATCATTATATAATGAAATTCCATTAAATGAACTTTTAGATAGACCAATGAATTTAGATATCTATTTAAAAAATATTAATCAGTTATCAAAAAAATGTAATGAATGTAATAAAAAAATATATAGCATTCAAACAAGTACTCATCGTATATGGAATGGTAATGATATTTGTGATACTTGTTGGTGTAAATATGATGATTATCGCATGTTAATTTGGGAAAAAATTAAATTGTATAAACTTATACAATGTGATATTTGTTGTAGCGTAAAAAAGCACCCATTAGAGAGATACCATTATGACCATTTAAATATGTTTAATAAAGATAAAAGTATTTGTAGTATGGTTAATGAAGGTATAAATATTGAAGAAATTTATGATGAAATAGATAAATGTCAAATTTTGTGTTTATCTTGTCACCATATAGTTACAGATATAGAGCGTAAATTAGATTTTACTCGAATAAAACTAACATTAACAAGAAATTTAAATCAGGGTGAAATAACAGAAGAAGAATATAATAAACAAACACTATATTATCAAAAAATATATGAAGAAAAAATGAAAAATATTTATAAAGAATTAAAAAATAATCAGTATTTAAAATGTTAAAATTATTATAAAAAATAAAACTATAGTAATAAATTAATTTGTCTAATTAAAATAACCTAACCGATAATTATCAATAAATTCCTTAAATAAAATTCCTTTACGAACCATAATACATATTTCTGCTATCTTTTTTATTTTTCTTTGTAATGTTTCATTCTCACCATTTTTACTATTTAATTGAGATTCGGATAAATATTTATTTTGCCTTTCACTTAATTCATTGAATACCTCATGAACTAATATTTGTTTTATTGTATCAACCGTAAGGGTTTGTTCTTTATAAGAGTGCTTCCACTCGTGAATAACTTGATTACAAATGTTTAATCTAGGTTTATATTTATAATTTTTTAAACAAACATCTTTATACACACAAGATGCTTCAAAATAATTACCATTACAATTTTCTAATTCAGAAATTAATTCTTGAATATTTTCCATTTTCTCTGTATATATTTAAGGTATGTTTTTAAGATGTTTTAAAAATCAATTTTTTTATTAATTGAAAATTTATTCACAGGTTTTAAATGTAATTATTTGCAATAAAATTGAATTAAAATAGTTGTATAATTTTATACATATAATAATTATGAATTCAGAAATCATGACAAAAGAATTTATTCAAAAAGCAAATAAAAAACACAGCGAAAAATATGATTATTTAAAAGTCGAATATATAAATGCTAAAACAAAAGTTACAATTATCTGTAATAAACATGGAGAGTTCAAATTGACTCCAAATAAGCATTTATCACGAGGAGATGGGTGTAAAAAATGCGCAAGAGAAAAATCAAGTGAAAAACAAAGAATGACAACAGAAGAATTTATTGAAAAATCTAAATTAAGGCATATTAATGAAAATGGTAACCCAACATATGACTATAAAAAAGTTGAATATATAAATTCTAAAACAAAAGTTACAATTATTTGTAATAAACCTAAACATGGAGAATTTGAACAAATGCCATCAAATCATTTAACAGGTTATGGATGTATTAAATGTAGAAATGCTAATAGTGGAAATAGTCAACGACTTACAACAAAAGAATTTATTGAAAAATCTGAATTAATACATATTAATGAAAATGGTAATCCAATATATGGATATGAAAAAGTTAATTATATTAATAGTCATACTGACGTAATAATATATTGTAAAACACACGGAGATTTTTACCAAAGACCTAATAACCATCTTAACGGGGCTACTTGTTTAGATTGTAGCAATGAAAAATCAAGTGAAAGACAAAGAATGACAATAGAAGAATTTATTGAAAAAGCAAAAGAAATTCACGGACATGATAAATATAATTATTCTCAAACTATATATGGTATAAATGGGAATGAATCTGTAAATATTATATGTAACCAGCATGGTCAATTTGAACAAACACCATCAAACCATTTAGTTGGTAAAGGGTGTATTAAATGCGGTAATGAAAAATCAAGTGAAAGACAAAGAATGTCATTAGAAGATTGTATAAATAAATTTAAACATTTTCATGGAGAAAAATATGATTATTCCATGGTTGATTATGTGAATTCTCAAACAAATATTAAAATTAAATGTATTGACCACGATATATTATTTTATCAAACACCATCTAATCATTTTAGAAGTACAGGTTGTATGAAATGTCATAAACATGGGTATTCAAAAAAAGCAGTTTTATGGTTAAAATTTATTTCGAAAATGTATAACATAAATATTCAACACGCTGAAAATGATAAAGAATACACCATATCAAATACTAAAATGCGGGCAGATGGTTATTGTAAAGAAAATAACACAATTTATGAATTTCATGGTGATTTTTGGCATGGTAATATAAATAAGTATGCTTCAAGTGATATAAACATTATTACTAAAAAATCTTTTGGTGAACTATATAACAAAACATTAGAAAGAGAAAATAAAATAAAAGAATTAGGCTATAATTTAATAGTTATGTGGGAAAATGATTGGGTAAATATAAATAAAAATATTAAAAAAATACAACAAAATTATCGGAGTTTAAAATGTAAAAAAGTATAAAATTATACTATTTATTAGAATAATATAATTTACATATTTTTATTAATTATAACTTTTTTTTCAATATTTCTTATTATTTTTTCATAATTTGTATCTGATTCTTCTTTTGTTGAACCAGACATTGAATTCATTACAATTTTTAAATATTTATCATTTTGTTTTGAATCATGATTATTGTATTCAGGATAAGTTTTTTGCCATTCACTAATTTGTTTTATATTTTTAGTTCCAATTATTTTTATAGCATTTGTTAGTTTAGATTTTCGGAATCTATGCATTGTTCATTTAAAAAAAAGTTTAAATTAAATTAGTTATTATTGTTTGTATTAGTTGTATTGTTAGTAACACATTTGCCTTCTTTTATAATTTCATAAAATGTATCATTTTGGGTATGATACATTTCTTGTAGGTGTCTACTTTGTTGTATTAATTGTAAAACCAATTCATTTGTTATAGGTTTATCATTATTATTTCCACTTTTATGGTTAGTACATTTAATGTGATGATTGTATAAACTTTGACGATGTTTATAACTATTTCCACAAGTACAAGTGTAATTTGGCGGTTCGGGAGGATTATTTTTGGGATTTGCAAGGGTTTGATGTTTTATGGTTTCTAAATGTTTTTTATAATCTTTTTTATTACTCGTTAAATATTTACATATATTACATTTAAAATTATTAGTTTTTTCTAGTTTTAGTTCTGATTCATATTTTAATTTTTGTTCTAGTTTTAATTTTTCTTCTAGTTCTAGTTTTAATTTTTCTTCTAGTTCTAGTTTTAATTTTTGTTCTAGTTCTAATTTTAATTTTTGTTCTAGTTTTTGTTTTAGTTTTAGTTCTAGTTTTTGTTTTAATTCTTGTTCTAGTTTTTGTTTTAATTCTTGTTTTAGTTTTTCTTTTTGTTCAAGTTCTTGGTTTAGTTGTTCAATATTATAACACATATTTAGTTCCTTAAATTTATCCATTATAATACCAATCATATCTGATACATTACCTTCAAAATATTCATTTCCATAATCCGCGCGTTTAATAAAATATATTTTAAATGTTTCAATTATTAGTTTTTCAAAAATGTCGGAATTATTTACATATATTATTAATATAGGTATACTACCTTTATCATAACCTGATATTCGTTTACTAAAATCATTTGTTTTGCCTATTTTATAAACAGGTTCATTTATATTGAGGGAAGCGCGTGTATGAATTAAATAAATATATGGCATTATTATTTTATCTCGTATTTTACATGTAATAATATTTCAATTTTATATTTATAATAAATAAATATAAAACACTAACAAATTTATATTTTACACATATAAAGATTGAGTTGTAGCTACAAATTTTAATGTTAGTTGCGGGACTTTTTTTAACATCGAAAGAAATTCCATATCACCCAATAGTTCGGCAATTTTTTCCATTTCGGCAGAAATGTTGTTAATTTTTAGAATTGCTTTAACAAACTCTCCTAAAAATATATCTTTTTCAATTGAAATTTGCTGTAGAATTAGTTTACACTCAATCTCATTTTCACATTCACACCATTTTATAATATAATCAATTAGGTCAAACTGCATACTATAATTAATTCCAGTTTCAATCATATTTTTAAATTCAATATTAGATTGTTTTTGATACATATTATAAATATTTTCTACACATTCTTTAACATTTGCATAATTTGACACAGGCAAATAATTTCGTTTCTCTTCTTGAACACTAATATTTGTAAAACAACTTAAAATTCCAACTAATTCTTTAGCTTTAAATTGATGTAATATTTTTTGCTCAATTAATTCGGCAAAAACTAAGCAATGCATTTCTCTTATATGAGTAGCAATACACCCTTTTATTGTTAGTGTATATTTATCATTATCTAATTGTATAAAATTGTTATTTTCTAATAATTGAACAACTTTAAATACATTTGTATCAATTGTTTTTTCGGAAGAAATTAAATTTTCATTTAGTTTATTTAATTCATCTTTTTTTGTGTTATATTTTGAAACTATGTCAACGTCTTTATCAATATTTTTATACGTATCTTTAATTTGCTGAATATTTCTTTCTATTTCTTTACGTTTTTTATTTACATTTACCTGTTTTTTTTGATTAAGAGTAATATATTCTGTAACTGTTTCGATAGGTGTTTTACAATTTTCAAGGAGTAAAGATATATTATTCATTTCATTTTGTAATTTGCTAATAGAATCATAATATCCTTTGGTAGTTTGTTCAATATCACCTTGTACCATACTTCTTTTAGCATATTTTGTATAGTCAGTTTCTCCAATGTCAATTAAATTTAACAATAAATTATAAGAAATTTTGAATTTAGACACAAGTACTTGTGGAGTACCTTTCATCATAGGTTTAATAATAGGTTGATTAATGCTTTTGAATAAATTTGTAAGATGAATAACATATCCAATAGTA